AAAAAGAGCAAAAGATTTCTATCTTTCTAAAGGAACACCTCAAGGTATTGATTATTACTTCAAATTCCTTTTTCAAGAGAAACCAGAACTTAAAAATTATAATGAATCGTTAATTGACGCTTCAAATGCAACCTATCAGAGTAAAGAGATTGTTAGGATTGAATCTTTGGATAATTACGATCCAAGATCTCTTGATGGTGATTCATTTATGCAAGGAGGTAATGAATTTCCAATTCAGACCGTAGAAAGCGTCTTTTCTTCTTCAAGTCAAGTATATGAGGTTGAATTATCAAATGGAGCACTTTTAAACCCAACAAGATTCACAAAAATCACTTCAACACTAATTGACGACAAATTATACGTGGATTCTACTTATGAGTTTCCAGAAACGGGATATTTACGTATTGGTGAGATTTTAGTAGAGTATACGGGAAAAACCCTTAATTATTTTAAAGTTAAGAACTTTAATAGTACAAGATATAAAGTTGGCGAAACAATTTACGATTCTGCATCTTTGGCAACTGTAAAAGGTAGACCAGCTGTATTTTTTGTAATATATGCAGGTGTTGCTGGATTTAGTGTAGATTCTACTCTTACTTCATATCAAGTTGGAGATATTGGTCAAGTATCAGATATTATTGAAGTAGACGATAGAATTATCAATAGTTGGGATTTTAATGACACTATACCATGTACAACTAGAAGAGGATTCCTAACGGGCATTAATACCGTTTGGTATGAAGATAATTCAACATATGTTTATACATCTAGTATTCCTGACTATAACTTCTTTAGAGATCCACAAAATGATGCAGATCTTATACCATCTGAAGTTTTACTTGAAGATGCAAAGTATATAAGACAATTTCCTAGAACATTCCAACGTAGTCCAGAAGGAAGTAAAGAAACTATACCAACAAACGAACCTGTAGGATTCTTGGTAGATGGAACTGCTATTCTTAGTTGGAAGAGTGCTACAACAATAACAAGAGGTAAAATAGAGAGTATTGGTATAGAATCTGGTGGAACTCATTATAATGTTAATAATCCACCTAGAATTGTTATTGATGTACCTAGAGATGAGGATGGAACAGATCTTTCATTAGTACCTACATCAGGAGCAACTGGGTTTGAAGGAGAACAAGCTACTGCAGAGTTAGTTGTAGATGGATCATTAAAAGAGGTTTATATTGAAAAGGGTGGTTTAGGTTATCCTAGTAACATTAGTATTGATATTATTAAAGATCCGACTGATACTGAGTATACAGGTTTTGATTTTTCACCAGCTTTAGTACAACCAATCGTAGTTGGTGGAGCAATTACAAAAATAAGAATTTTAGATGCTGGAAAGGGTTATACGAAGCAACCTACTATAAGAGTTACCCCAATAATGAATCAACAAGCTGGTGTAGTTGAAAATGCTATATTGAGTGCTTTTGTAACAGGTTCTATTAGTAAAGTCAATGTTACAAATCCAGGTAAGAGATATAAATTAGATCCTACTTACGAATTAGTAAAAGGTAGTAGTGCTACTGGATTCGTAACTGTATCTAATGGTAAAATCATACAAGCAACAGTTATCAATGGTGGAAACAACTACAATAGTCCTCCAATGATAACAATCAGTGATAATGCTGGTACTGGAAGTGGTGCTGTTATTGTACCTACCATGAGTGCAGGTTCTATTACTGTATTAAAGGTTATAAACCAAGGTATAAACTATTCAGATCTTGGCGTAACTTTAAGTATTGAAGAACCAGGTTCTGGAGATATATTACTACCAACAGTAACTAAATGGGATCTTCTTAATAACTTTGATGATACACAAATTGGATCATATTATGAAACACGTACTGGATTATTTTTATCAGGTGATAGGGTTATTGTGGAGGATGGTCAGAGTAAAATTGCTAAGAAGTTAACATTACTAGGACCTCCAAGAGAAAGGTTTGATTTCTCAGATCCTACACTACATTCTCCAATCATAGGTTGGGCATTAGATGGTGCTCCAATATATGGTCCTTTTGGATATACTAATGCACTTAGGGCAGATCCTGCTAAGATTTCAAGAATGAGGAGTGGATATAGAACATTATCATCAGGAGAACACACTAATAATAATAATCGTATAAGAAATGATCAATCTCTATATGATGGTCTTAGTAGTTACGGTTATGGATCTTTTTCACAAGATTATATTTGGAGTGCCAATGGTGCTGATTTAGATGAACAGAATGGTAGATATTGTGTTACTCCAGAATATCCTGATGGTGTATATGCATACTTTATGACTTTTGACAATACAGGGTTTATACAAAGTGGATTTCCTTTCTTTGTAGGTCCTAAATTTGCAGGAGTAACTTATAAAGATTTTAATGACTTAGAGGTTGTAAATATTGACTCTATTAAGGGTGTTAAACGTTATGTTACTAAAAATTCTACTTCAGTATCAAAATCTATTGACCAAGGTGCTTTTAGTGTAAAATCAGTACCTTCATCTGCATTAGCATCTCTTGATTCTATTAATATTGTATCAGGTGGTGATGCTTATAAAATTGGTGATGTTGTTAATTTTGATAACACTGGAACAACTGGATTTGGAGCTGGTGGATTTGTTAGTGTATTAGATGGTAAATTAGTTACTAGTGTTACTGCTACACAATACGATTATCTTGAATACTATGATGAGATACAGCATTTTACATCTGGGCAGACAATAAAAGATGGTGATGGATTTGAAGCAACTATACACAGTGTAGATCAAACTAATAGAAGAATGTATCTTAGTGGTATTACTGGTGAACCAACAATCAATGATGAGATATATGATACTGCTTTAGCAGTAGATGCTACTAAAGTTGGAGAATTAGCAGGTGATGATATAGACGGTATCTCTGTTAATGCCAATGTTACTACAGCACTACTAACACAAGATATTAGTACTGTAGATTCCTATTTTTCTTTAGGAAGTTTTAATAATGGAACTATTGCTGATTTGTTTTCAACAACAGAAAGAAAATACATTAAAATAGATGACGAGTATATGAAAGTACTTAAATTAGGTACTGGACATATATTTGTAGCAAGAGGACAAGCTGGATCAACACCTGCAGTACATTCAACTAATGCTATTATAACACTATGTGTTGCTATAGAAGTGTTTGATAGTTCTCCTTTTGTTGTAGGTGACGTTGTACAAATTAATAGTGAAAATGCAAACGTAGTTGATATACAAATTACTAAAAAAGATACTTTCTTAAGAACTAGAATTGTAGATGGAACTGGAACTACTTCTGGTACTCAATATTACCTATACCTTGATAGAGTATTACAAGATTTAACTGGTGGAACACCAGCTGTTGTTGTAGATTTAGATGGTGATAGTAATATACAAGATTTAGTGTTTGATCAAGGTACATTTGATTCTAGTCCTATAGCAGAGATACTAGCAGGTGTAACAACTTATGATCCTACTGCAGTTGTTAGTGATAATATTAATATACTAACTTCTACATATCAACATTTACTTATAGTAGAGAGAGGTACTTTTGGAACTACTGTTGGGCAGCATTATCCTAGAACTCCAGTTAGTAGATTAAGTAGAGTTTTTGCAAAAGTTGGAAAATATGAAAAAAATAGAACATTAACTAGAATTATTGCACAAAATAATGGATTAACAGTAAATGACGATATAACAATACAAGCAGCAACAGCATCAGTAAATAATCTTAATTTAACTCTATCAGGAACGACATTCAGTGCAGGTGATTTTATTTTAAGTAATGGTAACTATTATAAGACATTTTATGAAGGATCATCATACAAATATACATTAAATGTTAATAGTGATGAATTTGATATATCTTTCTTTAGTCCTGGCGATGCTAGTAAACAAAAACAATATTTTGATGTTAATGTTAATAAAGTTCTAGATGCATTTGGTAATTTAGATTCATTTACAATATATCCAGATTCTTCTGATTTAACAGAGTATGTTTTAAGATTTACTAATTTTACTGCTAATACTGTTGTCGATGTACATATAAGCACTTTACCTGAACCAATTAATGGTGAGTATAAGGTAGTTAATGCTAACACTGCTAATTTTGAGATATACACTCCTGAAAGTCCTAGTGCATTTATTAGTGGTTATAATGGTAATACATTTAAGTATAGTACAACTTCTCCTTTTGCAACAGGTCCTATAAAAGTTGCTACCATGACATCTGGTGGATTTGATTATGATATATTACCTGGTATTACTGGCGTTACCAGTGATGCAGGTTCAAATGCAATATTAGAACCTATATCTGATAGTGTTGGTACTATACAGTCAGTTCAAGCACTTAGTTCTGGATATGGGTATAATCCAGCATCAGATAATAAACCAAAACTAAGATTTCCACAAATATCAAAAATATCTCAAAACTTTGTAGTTTCTGGTGTATCAATCACAGATCCTGGTGAAGGATATATCTTCACACCAAGAATTGTTGTTAGTGGTGGTGGATTATCTGTTGGAGATCCAAGTCATGTCAGATTGAAACCAATAGTAGCAAACACTAAGGTATTAGATTTAGAAATTACATTTGAAGGTATTAGATATTCATCTGCACCTACATTAGACATTGAAAAGTATTACTTTACTACTCTTAACACTAGTGGTGATCTACAATTTAAATTTAACTTTAAAGAATACTTTAGAGACAATGATTCTTATAAGATAAGGGCATATTATACAGATACAGCAGATCAAGTTGAAAGATATGTAGAAAGTGGTATTTTCTATGCATATATTGACACTATTACTTTAAAGAACAGATATACAAGTAATGGTACAGATTATGTTGATCCATTAAGCACTAATGCTGTTGGAAGTGGTGGTGCATTTGATAAAGCAATTATAGTACCTGCAGGTCAAACTGTTCAATATTATCAAGTAATATTATTAGAAAGAAAAGCAACTGCTACTGCAACTATTAGAAAATCATCATTTATTACTAATGAAAAAGTTATAATTGGAGATTCACCAAGTAATATAACAGATGAATACTTTGGATATATTGCAGCAAATCAAGGATGGCAACCTAATAGTTCTATAGTTAGATTAGAAAACTCAAATAAAGAAGTATCATTAGGAAATGTACTAGTAGGTGTCAACTCAGGTGCATATGGTTTTGTAGATCAAGCGTATGCTGCTACTACTGAGGTAGTTTTAGATTCTGTGGTAGAAACACCAAAACAATTCTTAGATACTAAATCACATCTTGGATTTGGAGTTTATAAGATACAGGATAGTTTAAGATTCCAAAAGTTTGCTTATGAAATATCTTCACAAACACCATTTGCTCAATGGAAAGAAGGATATCAAAGGGCAGCACATCCTGCAGGTTATAAGATATTTGCGAACACTGAAATAAAGAATAGTAGTAAGAAAACTGTTAATGCTGAAACTAAATTAAAGGTTTCTACTGACGTTAATAGTATTGTTAGAGTAAATCAGAAGTATAATTACTTCGTTAGTAGAAGTAAAGGATTTGATGAAGTTAATATTCTTAATAAATTACTTACTGACGTTAAAGATATAAAAACATCTGTTGTTGGTGTATTTGATGATATATCAGATCAATTTGATGGTGTAAAAACTGCATTTGAACTTAAAGTAGTAAATCCAACTAATCCTACTGAAAGTAATGGTGATATCAATTATATTGAAGGATATAATGTAGATCAGATGGTTATTATCCTTGATAACATTGTTCAGACATATGGAACATCATGGATTATAACTGACTCAGATAAAACTCTTGATTTTACTGAATCTGTAAAAGATCTTGGTGAATTAATGCCTGCAGGTGAGACATTAACATATAGACAGTTTAATGAAGATATGGTTATTCATAACTTCAGTACAACACAAACTACTGCATTAACTGCTGGTACTAATGTTCCATTAAGAGATTCAACAGGTAATCCATTCCCATTCTCAGTTTATAATCCTACTATAGATGAAGATAATTGGTTAGTTACTATTGATGGTGTTTGTCAGTTAAAGAGTAGTTTTACTATTTCTGGTAGTAATGATGGAGAGATTTCATTTAGTGAAGACCTTGCAGGTGGATCTCAGTTAAATGCTCGTTATTTAAATGGTTTCTTAAAGAATGAATTTACTAGTGGTAGTGTAACAGCAGCAACTGCAGTTACTTTATCTAATAAACCAAGTAGTTCTACTTCTAAAGAAAGTTACTTTGTATGGGTTGATGGTGTATTACAATCAACTGATGATTATGAAATAGATTCAAGTAAAGATCTTGTATTTGACTATAGTTTCACATATGACAATATAGTTGTTATGATTGATCCTTTAGGTGTATCTTTAGAAACATCCACTCATGGAATCATTAATAATCAATATTCTTATAAAATTGAAGATGGACAACTTGTTATACCAACTGGTACTGTAATTAACTCTAAAGAGTATCTTGTAGATATTGCAGGTGTAATACAAACACCAGATATTGCATATAAGACAATAACCAGTGGTGTTAGGAAAATTAACTTCTTTGAAGCACCACAAAGGTATGTAAATCCTGATTCAATTGTAGGTAGACAGTTTGTGGGTATTCTTTATAGAAGAAGAGGTATTGGTGATCAAACTACTATTAATGGTCAAGCAATTGCTGAACCTATTCCAAAAAACTATCAGTTTGATGATATTAGTAAGAATGTTGTTATGGTCAAGCAAGATCCTATAGATTTTGTTGTTGGTGACTATGTTGTAACATCTACATCTTCTGGAAGAATTGCTAGGGTAGTTAGAGAAACTAATCGTAAGGTAGTTAACACAGGTATAGGATCAACAACAGTTGCTAACGCTGCTACATTTAATCTTACTTTAGCAGATATAATAGGAATAAATGTAGGAGATAGAGTTAAGTATAATGCTTCTATAGGATTAACCAGTCCTAATGATGATGAGTTAGAAATATCAGCAATAGACAATGATCCAGATTCTGGTACTTATAGACAAGTAACATTTACTAATATTAGTGGTGGTAGTTTAACTCTTGAAGTTTTAGACCTCAGTGCTATTAGAATTAACCATTATGAGTTATGGGTAGAGGAGTTAGAAACAACTAATGCTAATAGAGATCTTGCTTTTGCTTCAAGTGATACATTAGAAAGTGGTGTTGTATCTGCTATAGAAACAACTACTGCTACTACATTAAATGAACCATTTGGTTTATTAACAGGTGAAACTGTATTTACAGTAACAAGTGCAACTGGTATCACTAATGGTGATTACTTAGTAATTGATAACTATGAAGTAGTTAAAGTTAGCAATGTATCAACAAATGACTTAACTGTAACTAGAGGTGAATTGAACAGTAATAATGATAGAGTGTTTGCAAATGGTAGTAGTGTTGAGAAAATAACTCCAAGAACCCTTACTGTATCTAACTTCTATAGAGGGTTTGATGGTGAAAAAACAATATTTGAATTGAAGAAAGATGGTGAGAGAGTAAATATAGACACTAATAAAGAACTCTTCATCATTATAAATGGTATACTTCAAAAAACAGGTACGTCATATACACTTGCAAAAGTAGATGGTGGTCTTCCTACAGAACATACTACAATTGTTTTTACTGAAGCACCAGAGGATGGAGTATCATTTAACTGTTTCTATGTTGGTGAATTAGAAGCTATTCAAGATATGTCACCATATTTTAATGGTATTGATACTGTATTTGATTTAAGAAGCACTAATGGTGAGATATTCAGTTTGATTCATAAAGCAAAACCAGAAACTAATATAAGTGCTAACTTACTATTGTTTATTGATGGTGTATTACAAATACCATCTACAACACAATTTGGAAGACCTCAGGCGTATCCTGATTTAATTACAGCATTTACTTTACTTGGTAGTGTGGTTGAATTTACTTCTACACCAAGATCAGGATCTGACTTTGAAGGATATATATTTGTTGGATCACCTAATGATTTTGATAGTATTGATATTGATGCTGTAGTTGAAGCAGATGATGTTATTATTCAGTCAGATGAAGTAGAACCAAGAATAATTAACAATGTTACTAGTTCTACAACTTTATCTGTAGATGACTCTGCAGGTTTAGTATTAGGTGCTAAGAGTATAGATGCAACACCAAATGGAACAGATTGGTTTAAAGCTGATCTACATAAAAAGGCAAGGATAAGAGAATCCTTACGTGCTAGAAGAACTTTAAAGTCAACAGTTAATGGATTTGGTAGTACAAATTCCCCATATCCTTTATCTACCAAGGTTTGGTATACAACTGAAATAACTAAAATGACTTTGAATGATATATCATCGGATCTTCCTAATTCACCTAATGATGATAATAATGAGTTTACTTTAGTTCTACCAGCTACAGATAACTTTGGTATAAGGCATATTAATTGTACATACAATACATTTGTGCCAAGAACCAACAGTACAGTTGATGAGTTGCAAAGTGTGAAAATTGGTTATGATGTTCCGTTTGATCAAATAGTTAAATTAAACGCTACTGCAGCTGGTGAGACGTTTTTATCATCAACTGTAGGTGGTACTAATGGTGATGGTAGTATTCAAACTATTGATGGTACTACTATATCCTTTAATGCTCAAGGAGGTGCAGTTAAAACTGCTACTTTAGTGAGATGGGATCAAGCAAATAGATTACTATACGTTAAACTAGAGGATCCTCAATTCCCTATTGATCAAAATATATCTACTATAAATTCACATGCAGTAGATGTTGATGACCTTGTAAATGAATATCAAACTGTAGCAACTCACATAGTTAATGGATCATCTACTACCTATGTAAATACAACTGCTAACACTATAACTATTTTTAGTCATGGATTTACTACTGGTGATGTGATCTCATATACCAGTGATGGTGGTACAGCAATTGGTGGTTTAGATGATGCAACTCAATATCATGTAGAAGTAATTGATATTAATACGATAAAATTAGCAACGTCTAAAGCAAATTTAGATGCTGATAACTTTATCTCTCTAACCAACGTTGGTGTTGGTCAAGAACATTTGTTCTTTAAAGTAGAGTTTATTTATAATTTCTAGTCCTATAAATAAAAAGAAACCCGTCAGACAATGGCAGCGATTTTAACTGATAAATTTAGAGTAGTACTTGCTGAAAAGTTTAAAGATGCTATAGCTCTTAAAGAAATACCTGGTATATCAGGTGTTTCGGCTCTTCCTGCGTCTTCGTTGGCAGAGGTTTGGTTGTTTTTTGCAAAAGCAACTGGTTGGACAAATTTTGACGGTACTCCAACCAACATAGCGAATGACCCTATAGATAATCAAAGTTCAGATTTTAAGATATACGATCAGATAATTGGTTTAAAGAGAGTTACTTCAGCAGAGATGCGTTCTGTTATTAGAAATAATAAGTGGGCAACTGGTAGTGTATATGACATTTATCGTCACGATTATGGTGATGTTACTAATGTTGTTGGTAACGTAAAAACCTATGTTCAGTCAAATAACTTTGAACAGCATTTATATGAAACTAATTTCTATGTTGTAACTTCAGAATATAAAGTTTATAAGTGTTTAGATAATAATGGTGCTGGAGAATCTACTTCAGAACCAACATCTACCTCCAGTGCACCTTTCACTTTACCTGATGGGTATATTTGGAAGTACATGTTCACTGTAAATGCAAATGACTTTGAAAAGTTTAAAACTGATGAATATGTTCCCATACCAGAGGATAGTGCAATAGATCCATCAAATGTAATAGCACCAGCTGCTAACTATGGTGGTTCAATTTATAATGTATTGATAGACGCTGCAGGTACTGGATACCTAGCAAACACTGAATACGATATTATTGGTGATGGTACTAATGGTAAGATTAGAATTACATCTACTAATCAAAGTGGTGGTATAACAGGAATTAAGGTAGTCAATCCTGGTCAAGGTTATACGTATGGTCAAGTTAACTTATCTACTGGTTCAAATGGTATACTAAGACCTGTTATTACAGGAAAGGAAGGATTAGGACAACAAATAGGTAGAGAATTAGGTGGTTATAGAATAGCGATGCACGCCAAGTTGGAAAAGGATGATTTCCTCTTTGGTAATGATTTTCATATTGTTGGGTTACTTTATAATCCGATTGTCAGTACATCTTCTGGTATTGCAATAGGTACAAAGCAACTTAAGATAACTTCAGCATTATCTTCATCTACTGATGGTACATATGACGATGCTAAGATAGAGGGTGCTACTAGTGGTGCTACTGGAAGAGTTATACATTATGAAAGTGCTAATGGTGTTTTCACAATATATTACACTCAAGAAAACGTTTTACAATATGGTCTAACTAGTACAGGTACTAAACCTAACTTCGTTGCTGGTGAGAACGTTACTATTACACCTATAGGTGGAAGTGTTGAACAGAAAACTGTTGATTCTGATGCATCAACTGCAGTAAAAGATTCAGAACTGACAAGAGGTTCTGGTGAGATCATCTACATAGATAATAGGGCTACTATTTCAAGAGCCGACGACCAAACAGAAGATTTTAAGATTATCCTAGAGTTCTAAAATGCCTCAATCCACAGATCTTAATACACCTCCATACTTTGAGGATTTTGACCCTGATAAGAATTTTCATAGGGTGCTATTTCGTCCTGGATATCCACTTCAGGCTAGAGAACTTACACAATCACAATCTATCCTACAGGATCAGATAGAAAAGTTTGGAAAGAGTATTTACAAAGAAGGAGATCAGGTAGTTCCTGGTCAAGTTGGTTTCGATTTACAATATTCTGCAATATTAATAGAAGAAGAATACTTTGGTATACCTAGTAACGCATTAGTTGCTACACCATCAGGTTCAACTACACCTTATATCGTAGGACAAACAATTATTGGTAACACTACAGGTGTTAAAGCAAAAGTAGTTAATGCATTAACTTCTGAACAGTCAGAGAAGAGTAAGACGACATTATATGTAAAATATATTTCTGCTGGTACTGCTAATACTAGTGGTACGTTTGCTGATGACGAAATTATATTAGCACAGGACTCATTTAGTATTGGAACTACTGTTATACAGGCAAACACTGACTTTGCTAAGTGTGTCAGTCAAAGTGCTTCCTATGTAGGATCTTCTGCTAAGATTACTGAAGGTGTTTACTTTGCAAAAGGACACTTTGTAAAAGTGTTAGAACAAGAGATTGTTCTTGATCAATTTAGCACAACTCCTTCATATAAAGTTGGATTACAAATACTAGAAGAAATTGTAACTCCAGAGGAAGATACAACATTAACAGATCCATCACAGGGATATTCTAACTACTCTGCACCTGGTGCTCATAGATTAAAGTTAAAAGCAATATTATCTAAGAAATCACTAACAGATGCTTCTGCTACTGATTTTATTGAACTTTTACGTTTAGATGAAGGATATACTAAAAATATTGTTAAAGATAGACAAACATCAAGCATTGAAGACATACTTGCTAGAAGAACTTATGATGAATCTGGTGATTATGAAGTAAGAGCATATGATTTTACAAAAGACGAATGTTTAAATAATGGAATAAACAACGGTGTATTTGAAGTTAACACTACAACTGATGATGGAAACACTCCAACTAAAGATATATTTAATATTGCAGTATCACCAGGTAAAGCATACGTTCGTGGTTATGAATTAGAAAACCTTGAGACAACCTATGTTGATATAAACAAACCAAGAACTGTTGAATTAATAAACAACTCAACTATTCCTACAGATGGTAGAGGTTCAGAATTTGTATTAAGTGCTCCTAATAGTGGATTTATAGCACAAGCAGACATTGCAAATGATTTAACTGGAGCAAATAAAGTTGCGTTAAAGAACTCTGGTGGTACAGTTATTGGATATGCAATATTAGTTGCTGCTGAATATACTCTTGCTACAACTACTAATCTTGTAAGGTTGGTAAATATCTCATTTATAGGTACTAACACTATTGCTGATTTAGTTGGTGGTAAAGTAAACCTTAATGGTACTATTAACTGGACTAGTGATACAGTTTCTGGTGGTACAGATTATACTATCAATAAACTACAAGGTACACCAAAACCTTTATTTTTCAAGGTTAGTCAAGGACGTACTATAAAAACATTATCTGATACTAAGGTACAATCAGTACAAACATTTGAAACAGGTACAGTTACAACTGAAGGAGCAACAGGTGGAGGTTTTAACTCTGGTGATGGTATTATAGAGGTAACTGGAAATTACTTTTCTGATTCTGCAAGTGATTACACTGTATTCATTAATGGTGTAACATCTGCTATTACTTTAACAGCTGTGAGTATTAATAGTGGAACTGTTAAATTAAGTTGGGGAAATACTAATTACATAGGTTTTAATTTTACTTTAATAGGTCCACAAAAGATTGATACACCATCACAACATCTTATTTCACATAAGAAAATGAGATGTCTAGACATTGTAGACACTGCTACAACACCTCTTAATAACACTATATTATCTCTTGGTACTACTAAAGTTTCTAAGATACATGCAATTTATAATAATCCAGCTGCAACAGGTCCTGGTTCTGCAGCGATAGATAGTGTTCCAAAAATAACTTTACAATCATCTTCAGCGACAACTTCTTTCCAAGTTGGTGAAGTAATAGTTGGTAGAACAAGTGGTTCAAAAGGAAGAATAATTAAAGAATCAGGTAATACTTTATACTTTGTATATCTAAGCACTACAAACTTTGTTGCTAATGAAACATTATTTGGATATGCTAGTTCTGCTGAAAGATCTATAAGCTCAATTGATAGTCACGGTCTTCCAAATATTAAAGACAGATATACTTTAGATGATGGACAAAGAGATCAAGCATTTAATTATAGTAAATTAGTTAAAGTATCAACAGATAGTGATGTATCAGTAAGTAGTAAGTTAGTTGTTATTTTCGATCATTTTAAGACAGAAAATAATGATGGAGTTTTTGCTAGTGTAGAATCTTTCTATGATGCTGATTATGATGATATTCCAAGTTATGAGTTTAATGGGGAGAAATGTTATTTAAGTGATCTTATTGACTGGAGAATTGATGCTGCAGCAAAATTAACTGGAAATGGAGAAGTAACAACTCCATATACTATGTCAGCTTTAACTTCTGGTACAACTTTAACAACTGCTAGTGGTGAGTTTGCTAATACAGCATTTAGACAAACAGGTAAATATCTATTACCAAGTGGTACAACTGACGGAGATGTTGAATATTACTTAGCTAGAAGAGATGAATTATATCTTGATAAGAATGGTAAGTTTATTAGTAAAGAAGGTATTCCTAGTTTATTCCCAGAAGCTCCATCTGATGCACTTGCTAATGCTATGAAGGTATTATCTATTGATATGCCTGCATATATCAGAGATTTAAATGATGTTAAGATAAGAAGACATTATCAAAGAAGATACACCATGAAAGATATTGGTGGTCTTGAGAATAGAATACAAAATATAGAATACTATACACAATTAAGTTTATTAGAAACTGATACTAAAAACCTATTCATTGCCGATGGTAGTGGTAATAATAGATTAAAGAATGGGTTCTTAGTAGACAATTTCTCATCTCATGCTATTGGTGAACCAAGAGAACCAAACTACAAGTGTTCTATGGATACCACTATGGGTGAGTTAAGACCTCAACACTATAGTACAAATAGCACTTTAGTTTATGATACTGAACCTACAAATTACATGAAGGGTGATTTGTTGATGCTTAATTATACTGATCAATTATTAGTTGAGCAACCATATGCATGTGTTCTTGAAAATGTAAACCCATTTGCTGTTGTATCATGGGTTGGTTTAATGAATGTATTTCCAGCATCTGATGACTGGATAGAAGAGAATCGTTTACCAGAGTCATTAACAGAAGTAGAAGGAGATTATGAAGCAACAATACGTGAACTTGGTATAGACACTAATAGTGGTTTTGGACCTACAGAATGGAATTCATGGGAAACCCAATGGACAAGTAAAGAAGTTACTGGTAGAAGAAGTTATATTGAAAGACAAAAATGTGGTGGTCCTCCAATCAGAAGAGTTACTGAGACAACTACTACAACAACTACGGGTCAAAGTAGAAGTGGTATAAGGGCGTTTGTAACACCACGTGTTGATAGAAAAGTTCTTGGAGACAGAGTTGTTGATACAAAATATGCTCACTTTAAGAGATCTAGGAACTTCTCTATTACTGGATATAGATTAAAACCAAATATTAGAGTGTATCCATTCTTAGATGGTAAAGATATATCTGCATATACAACACCTAAGATAATTGAAATATCTATGACTGCTGGATCAGTAGCATTCCAAGGTGGTGAACCTATAGTAGTAACAGGTAATGTTAACAGAAAATTTAAGTGTAACTTAGGAAATCCTAGAGGAGGAATTGCTAAACTTAACAAACCTTACAGTATAGACCCATACACTGGTAATGAAATTACAGCTACTGCATATAGTACTACATCTACTTTCCTTAACTTAAACATAGCAACTATGCAGAAGTTGGGTGGAAGTAATTATGGTGGTTATCTTCTAGAAGGAGATGTAATTGCTGGTGTTACTAGTGGTGCTACTGCTACTGTAACTAAGAAACATCTTATTGCTGATGATAAAGGTAACTTAAGAGCAAGTATCTTTATTCCAGATCCAACTGACAATTCCAATCCAAGATGGAAAACTGGAGAATCTATTGTTAGATTAACTGATAGTCCAAGCAATTCATTAATTCCTGGTGATGCTGATAGTTCTGCTGAAGGCACATATAGTGCTAATGGTACTATCTTAACTAAACAAAGTGATGTTCTTTTAGTAAGGAACGCTGAAGTTGTACATGAAACAGTTAGTGATACTAGGACAATAACATCATCATCAACTCAAACTAGAGCTGGTGGTTGGTATGACCCTCTTGCACAATCATTCTTAATTGAAGAAGCAGGTGGATGTTTTATATCTAAGATTGACGTATTCTTTAATACAAAGGATACTGCATTACCTGTAACAATGCAAATTAGAGAGATGGTTAATGGTTATCCTTCTCCTATAATATTAGGTACTGTAAACTTAGATCCATCTAATGTTAATATATCAGATGATGCTTTAACTGCAACTACATTTGTATTTGAAACTCCTGTTTATCTTCTAGAAAGAAAAGAATACTGTTTTGCTCTATTGACATCTTCAGTTGAGTATAAGGTATGGTTATCAGAAATGGGTAAAGATGATTTAACTGGAGAAAGAATATCTAAACAACCATATGCAGGTGTTTTATTCAAGTCACAAAACGCATCTACATGGACTACTGCAGAAATGCAAGACATGAAGTTTAA